CTATGTGACAACACGGGGTCGCGCTGGGCAGGGGCTCGGAACTGGATTTGGAGCGGGGCAACTCCAATTCGGTATCAAGACGAGCAAGAAGGTAAAGCAGATCGGCTGCGCGAATCTAAAGAATCTGATTGAAGCAGATCGACTGATCGTGGAGGATTTTGATACGATCTGCGAAATGACCAGCTTCATCGCAAAGGGATACAGCTACGAAGCTGAGCCTGGGCACCACGACGACCTTATGATGAATCTGGTGCTATTTGCGTGGTGTACCACGGAGCCATACTTCAAGGATGTGACAAACACCGATACCCATAAGAAGATGGTGTTGGAGAAGCTGAAGCGCGAGGAGCTTCGACAAAAAGAGTCCGAAGAGAGGGAAATGGAACACTTGGTCCCATTCGGCATTATCAGCACCCCAGATCCAGACGCAGATAAATACAGAATAGCAAGAGAGGGAAGTGACTCTTGGATATGGGCAGGCGACGACGACTGGTAAGCAGAAATCGGTGATTTTATAAATATCTCCCAGAAGAGCAGCCCAGACGGACATGGGCACAATTTACGAAGGAGAGATAGATATGGCCTTCCAGATTTCACCGGGTGTTCAGGTCAATGAAGTTGATCTTACTACCATCATCCCGGCAGTCGCTACTACAGATGGTGCCTTTGTCGGTACGTTCGCATGGGGACCATGTGACGAGATTGTGTTGATTGACTCACAGTCGGCTCTCGTCAGTCGTTTCGGCAAGCCTAACGCTTCCAACTTTCAGCATTGGTTTACCGCTTCCAACTTTCTTGACTATGGTAACTCGCTGAAGGTTATTCGTGTCGTTAATAGTTCAGACAGCACAGGAGCAAACAACGCATCCGTTACTGGCGGCGAGCGAATCATCAAGAACCGAAGTGATTATGACACAGGAACCGCTATTACTGGAGCAGGAGACTGGATCGCAAAGTATCCGGGTGCTCTCGGAAACTCTTTGCGAGTTTCATTGTGTGATTCGATTGCTGGGCAGTTTGTCAACGCAGCATCAAACTTCTCTGCGAATGTGGCAGCAGGATCTCGCGTTGTCAGATTCGCGAATAATTCGAATCATAATAATGAGTTTGTTAAGGGTGATATTATCAAGTTTGTATACACAAACGACGCGCCCGAAACGGATCGAGGAGCAACAACGGAAACGAATATTCCGGCAGGTACATATCAGGTTGTCTCCAACGAGAATGCACATGAAATTACCGTAGATAGAGAGTTTGCTGTCAGCGCAAACAACATGATCGTTCATCGACAGTGGGAATTCTACAACAACTTCGATACTGCTCCAGGCACATCAGAATATGCTGACGCTCGCAGCGCGTCGCTAGATGAATTCCATCTTGCAATTTCAGATAAGGATGGGAAAATTACAGGAACAAAGGGAACGGTTCTTGAGACATTTGCCAATCTATCCAAAGCCTTTGATGCGAAAAATAGCGACGGAACATCAAACTACTACAAGGATGTAATTAATAATCAAAGTGAATGGATTTGGGTTGGAGAAACTATTGCATCCACAAAGGACAATAGTGGGTATAGTTTCGGAGATACGATTGATCCATCAACTCCTAAAACATTTGAGCAGGCTCACAAATCAGGTAATATATATCTTCCAACCACACATCCACTCAAACAAGGAACGGATGGAAATGCAAGCACCCCTGGTCCATTCCAGCTTGGATATGATATTCTGAATAATCCAGAAGAAGTTGATCTGTCGTTGGTATTGTGCGGACCACATGGAGGAACAGTTTCCCGATATGTGATCGACAATCTCGTTGAAGACAGAAGGGATTGCGTTGCGTTCCTCTCCCCAGAACAATCCGATTGTGTTAATGTCACAAATCTTGACACAGTTGCAACTAATGTCAAGAACTACAGAAACACATCTGATGGTATTAATGGGCGAAGTTCCTCATATGCAGTCATGGATTCTGGTTGGAAGTATCAGTATGACAAATTCAATGATGTATACCGATGGGTACCACTCAACGCAGACATCGCAGGGCTTTGTGTGAATACTGACAATGTTCGAGATCCGTGGTTTAGCCCTGCTGGGTTGAATCGAGGGCAGCTCAAGAATGTTGTCAAGCTCGCATGGAATCCTCGTCGAGCACACCGCGATGAACTTTACAAGAACGGCATTAATCCAGTCGTGACGCTACCTGGGCAGGGGACTGTTCTGTTCGGTGACAAGACGCTCCAGAGCAAGCCAAGCGCATTTGATCGAATCAACGTGCGACGACTGTTCATCGTTCTTGAAAAGGCAATCGCGACAGCAGCCAAGTATACGTTGTTTGAGTTTAATGACGAGTTCACACGCGCTCAGTTCCGAAATCTCGTGGAGCCATTCCTTCGCGATGTTCAGGGGAGACGGGGTATCTACGACTTCCGTGTTGTATGTGACACATCAAACAACACAGCAGAAGTCATTGATCGCAATGAGTTTGTCGGTGACATCTACATCAAGCCAGCTCGCTCGATCAACTTCATCACGTTGAACTTTGTTGCAACTCGAACCGGAGTTGATTTTGACGAGATCGTCGGTCAGTTCTAAAGTAAGGAGTCACTAAGATGGCATTTAATATCAACGATATTCGAGCCCAGCTAACCGGCGGTGGTGCAAGATCCAATCTGTTTCAGGTTGAGATTCCACTTCCCGCTGGAGTTGCTGGTGATGATGCCGCAGCAGCATCACAGAAGCTCACATTTACTTGTCGAGCAGCTCAGTTACCCGGAGCAACACTAAACATGATTCCGGTTTCATACTTTGGTCGAGAAGTGAAGTTTGCTGGAAGTCGAAGTTTCGAAGATTGGTCTGTGCAGGTAATCAATGATGAGGATTTTCTCGTATATGATGCAATCAACGCATGGATGAACAACATTAATTCTCATGAGGGAAATCTTCGTCAGACGGGCCCAAATCCACTAACATATCAAGCATCTGCTGATGTTGTCCACTATGGAAAGCAGGGAGACGAGATCAAGCGAATCAAGTTGGTTAACCTTTGGCCAACAAATGTTCAGGCAATTGACCTCTCTTGGGATGCCGCTGATGCTCTACAAGAGTTCACGGTAACATGGGCATTTGACTACTGGACAAACGAGGGTGTCACTTCGTAGCTCAGATTAGTTCTCGTTCATGATCAAGAGGGCGCGGATACCTTGTCCAGAGAGGCGGGCCCGCGCCCTCTTTTTCGTTGAAAACAAGTATAAATATATGAAGATGCGATCACTTGGGAGTCACAGATGCCTATCAACTTTTTCGGTTTTGAAATCACCAGCAAGAAGGAGCGCGAAGAGCGCGAACAACAAAACCTTCTTGCCTTCACCGCGCCAGAAGAACAGGAAGAAGCGGTAGACGTATCACCTATTGGTGGATATGGTGGCGGTGGTCAATATGGAATCGCTATTGATATTGATGGATCAATTAAGGATGACAATCAACTCATCACAATGTATCGCACAATGGCAGTATATCCTGAAGTTGACTATGCCATCGACGACATTGTAAATGAGGCTGTCATTGATCAAGATGATGACTTCTGCGTCAGCCTCAACCTTGATCGAAGTCAGATTAGCGCGTCATTGAAGACCAAAATCATTGATGAATTTGAGAATATTCTTGAACTTTTGGAGTTCAAACTGAAAGCATATGATATTTTTCGTCGATGGTATGTTGATGGTAGAGTATATTATCACATCATTCTTGATAAGACAAATCCAAAAGCAGGTATCCAAGAGCTTCGGTATATTGATCCACGAAAAATCAAGAAGATTAAAGAGAAGCCAAAGCCAGCAAATGAAGTTGCATCCAAGGATAAGGCTCCAATTGTAATACCACCAAAGGAATATTACATCTACAATCCCAAGGGGCTTGACGCAAAGAATAGCAATCCCATTCCGATTGCTCCCGATGCTATCGCATATAATGGATCTGGTCTTGTTGATGCTTCACGGAAGCGTGTTATTTCAAATCTACAGAAAGCGGTTCGGCCGTGGAATCAACTCAAGATGCTTGAGGATGCTGTAGTAATCTATCGTATCTCGCGTGCTCCAGAGCGTCGAGTATTCTATGTTGATGTTGGAAATCTACCTAAAGGTAAGGCTGAAGCATATCTTAAAGATATTATGGTTCGCTTCAAGAATAAGGTAACATATAATGCAGAGACGGGTGCAGTAGAAGATGCTCGTTATCATCGCACTATGCTAGAAGACTTCTGGTTACCACGAAGAGAAGGTGGAAAAGGAACAGAAGTCAGCACACTAGCAGGTGGGCAGAATCTTGGAGAAATTGAGGATATTCTATACTTCCGTCGAAAGCTATATCAGGCGATGAATGTTCCTCGAACCCGAATGGAATCTGACTCAGGATTTTCTATTGGGCGTGACACAGAGATTACACGAGACGAGGTGAAGTTTGGAAAATTCGTACAGAGACTCCGAAATCGCTTTGATCTTCTCTTTCATGATCTACTAGAAAAGCAATTGATTCTGAAGAATATTATTACCGCCGATGATTGGAAGAGTCTAAAGAAGGATCTCAGATTTAACTGGCAACAAGATACACACTTCATGGAACTACAGCAGTTAGAATC